AAGAAACATATGTTCTATCTGTATCGTAGCTCATGGGTTTGTATCCTCAGTAACTAATGGGTCATGTTGCAATCTTCTAATTGCTTTATATTTATTATCATCTTCAGTATCTAATATACTAACACTTTTTAATGCAATCATACCTGCTGGTAGCGTGTAATCTCTTGTATTTTCTACAATGTTTTGTTTGCTAACATCAGTATCTAATTCATTGTTAGATTGTATTTCTAATATTGCATCTTTAATATACGCAATTACTAAATTAGTATCACGTGTATTTGCTCGTTCCATTACTTCTAAAATTTTCATTATGTGGTCATTCCTTGTTCTTTACGTTGTGATTGTTGTTGTTGTTCAGGAACTGCTAATGCTCCAGTTATAGAACGTAATTCAGCAACTGCTCTTTGATAAAATGCAAGTGCTTGTTGTAATCTTTGATTAGCCAAACTTAAATCACCCTGAGATACTTGAATAACTGCATTAGCCATTTCAGGGTCTTCATCTTCTAACCAGTGTATAGCACTTAAACTTGTTTTGCTTGTAGCATCTACACTAGCATAACCACCTTCTAATATTTTTTCAGCATCAGATACACTAGCTAGTCTTAACATATCTAGTGAAGCTGCATAGTGTAATGTAACATTTTCATATTCTGATAATACCCAATTTTCGGTATTTTCATCAATAATTGGGGGTGCTGAATAAACTACTACTCCTTTGTCTCCGCTTGAAGCTCCTACATTTGTAGAGCTACCCCCTACTGGTGTGTAAGTTTGTTGTGAACTTGATAAATTATAATCAGGGTCTGGTTTAATAAATATCTTTCCATTTAGTTTATAAAAAACTGGAAACATTTTTGTTGGCAATGAAAGACTATCAGATTCATCAGTTGAGTGTATAAATTTATCTGGTATTTCTTTAGCTATTCTACGTTTAGTACCTTGGTATCTATAAACTGCTAATATCTTATCATATGCTACATCAGAACCAGCACCTATTAAACTTACTCCTGCACTACTCCATCCACTTATTTCAGTTTCAGTAGCAATAGTCCATAACCATTTTTCAGGCAATGATGACATAAGAAACTTAGAACCAGCATTAATATACTCAATTAAAAATCTTGCTTTTGAGTTATTCCCAGTAATATTATTTACTTTTTCCCACAATTTCATAATTATATCCTAACGCAGATGAATCCCCCAAGGGAGAAAGGAGGTAAAGAACCTCAGGGGACCATCTACAATTTAGCTATTATTTCCAAATAGCGTGTGATTCTGGCATCATAAATTCAAAACCAGCTTCTGTTAATATGATGTCTACTCTCTTGTCAACACCTGTGTTTTCAAGATTTTGAACTCCTACGTATACCGCAGTATCTCTATTAACTCCATTACCAACTAATGGTCTGTAAGCTACGTTGTTCATGTTTAACGCTAGAATCTTAACATCGGTACTATCTAAAGCAACACATCTTGCAAGATTCATGCTACCATAAACAGTACTGACTTCAGTTACATCTAGTCCCATTACTTTCTTTCTACCTGTAATGGCTAGGTCTGCGCCAAATAATGCTTGATTTCCAGCATTTGAAGCACCAGCATTAGTTTGACCAATTCCAATATTGTTCTTAAAGAACCCACCAATTTTGTGGAACCAAGTGTAAACTGCAGTACTACACATGTAAACTGTAGCTTGGTCTTGGTTGTATCTTGGGTCTTGATAACGAGACATATCTTGCAAGAAGTCATCAATTGTCTTAGTTGCAAGTGTTAAGTCAAAAATGTTACCATAGTTAAGGACATAATCAATAGCACCTTGTGTATGAGCTACACTATCTACTGAAGCTTGAGTACTAAATAAACCAGCGTGTTCAATTTCCCACTTGTGTTCAATTAGTTTTTCTCTCCAGGTTCTAGCCCATTCATTTGGTTCATACTTAAGAGCTGTAGCTCTAGCTGTATTGGTCATACCAAACTCAGTTCTAAAGATTTGTGTTTGTCCAAAACCTGTTGAATATGGATTATCTTTGTAGCTTTCTCCAGTTAAAGAAGAACCCTCTCCGTAAGAATTACCTACGACATAAGAACGTTTTGCTTCTAGAGATTCAGCAATATCTTCATTATATACTACACAATCTGGAGCATTTGAAGAAAATGAAGCTAATTCAACTACATCAGGTAATCTTAAAATTTTACCTGTAACTAATTTAACTTCTGCACTTGCTGAGCCACCACCACCTGATAAGTCTTTAGCAGCTTGAGCTCCTACTGCTGTTACACGAATTAACGCATAATCAGTAACTGCTCCACCGCCACTTGTTGAACTCATAGGAATTTTGATGATTTGATTTTTCATAATCCATTCTGGTGCTGTACCAGCGTCACCAACTTTGATTGCTCCGTTAGCTTGACCTTGAATATTTTGAATATTACCAGCACTAAAATAGTCTGTTGCCATATATACTTTTACTTCTCCACCTGCTGATAGAGCTGTATTGTCTGATTCTTTTAAAGTTGCATCATCAAATTTGTCTGCTGAACCATTATAGAATCCTACTACATATGCGTATCTTTTGTGAAAAGAATGTCTCTTTTCGGTAAACTTAAACTGGGGGTCATCAGTTGGTTTCTTTGCTAATGAAGAAACTAATCTAAAGAATGGAGTTTGGTCAATTGCCAATTCTCCGAATCTTTCAGAAAAGTCGTATCTTCTACGTAAATCTCCTGTGTTTAGTGAAGAACCTTGTGATGCCGCAAAACCCTCGCTTAAGCCGTCACTTGTTGCTAATGCTAATGGACTAGCACTAGGGTATGAAGTATCTGCCATGTTGTTACCCTCCTAGGGATTGTTGAGTTATTATTACATCAGTTTATTTAACTCAGTTCCTTCAGCTAACAACTTGTCAAAGACTGCATCGTCTAATGATTTTTCTTCTCTTTGTGTATTCCCGCTTGATGCTACACTAGTAGGCATTTGTCTAACATTTTTCATTTGTTGTATTACTTCATTTCTAGTGTTATTAGCGACTTCATTGTCTCTATTATCTCTATTTTTTAAATAATACACATCTTCTAATGTTAACTTGTGGGACTTTGCATACTTCATCAAATCTTGATAGTCTTCATCTGAAACATTATGTTTTGATTTAAAACTAGTTTCTTCAGAAGCTCTACGTGATTGTTCAGATTGTTGTCTTGCAAAATCACCAAGCCTTCTTTGTACAACTCCATCTACTGTTGCATTAAACAACTTTGCAGATTGAGAGTCAGGGTTTGACAAAGCATCGTCATAATCAAAAACGAAATCTTCATCTAAGCCAAGTTGCTCTTTTACGCTCTTAGGAGCTGAGCCACCACCCTCAAAATAACCTCTCACATGAGAAATTAAATTAGGGTCCTCTTTCATCGCATTGAGTAAAGGCATATATGGTTCTAAGTCTTGCAATTGATTGTTAAGTCTTTTTGCTTCTCTTGACGAATCACTATATCGCTTTTCCCAATCTACTGAAACTTGTTCAGTATTTTGCTCTGCAACAGGGTCCTGAATTGGAGTTGTCTGTTCTACTTGAGCTTCTACATTTGGCTGTTCTAGCACTTCACCCATAACTTGTCTATCAAGCTGAGAAAAAAAATTTTCAGCCACAGTATCGTTCTCAGTAGGGGTTACATCGTTAGATTCTGCACGTTGTGCGTCATCTACTAGTAAGTTATCCTTGTTATTTTCCATACTGTATTTCTCCTTCTAATTTACTGTACGTTTTTTTCATTATCAACATTTTCTTGTTGAATCTTTTCTTTGTCTGCCATACGACTTCTAATTAGTCGTTGAGCTGCAACACTTTTATTCAGCTCTTTATCCATTACTTTAGAGCTTTCATTTAATTTATCTTTGATACCAGCTTGTACTAATTGTCTTTCTAGTGTTTCAATTGTACCTCTTTGACTTTTCATAGCATTTTCTGCATTTGCTAGTTGTTGTTGCATTTGTGCATACATACCTTTACGTTGTAATAATTGTTTTTTATTACGTATATCAGTTTGTTCTAACATTGCTACATCGTCAATTAATCCAGCTTGGAACCATTTAAAATATTCTTCTTGTAATGCCCATCTATTAAGTGGTTGTGTTGAACCAGCAATAATTCTAACATCAAATTTAGCTGAAGCATAATCATTAAATCTTTCTACTACTTTACCAAAATCGTTGTAAATAGGAATGTTAATAGAAACTTCTTGCACTTCACCTTGTGTTTGTCCTTGTTCTGGTTGTACAACTCTAAGCACTTTTTGTGTTGTATAAGTAAATTGTGCAAATTGCATATATACTTTACCTAAATGCTCAAGTGCTGGTTCTACTACATTATTTACAAATTGTCTAATTCTTCTTGTACCATATTCATCCATTGCTAATAAACCACGATATGTTTCAGAACTAGGTCTACCAATACCTTGCATACTTGATGATATACCACTAATATATTCTATATCTTGTTTACCTTGTTGAGTTACTGTATAAAATGCATTGTTAATAGGTAATGGTTGAATTGGATTAGGAGGTTGAAATCCTTGTCTATATTTTAACATAGCTCCAGGACTACTTGAGTATTTTTCCCATTCTTCTTCGTCAATACTTCCTTCCGTATATAACCATCTAAGATTAGATGCTAAGTTCGCATTGTGTAACATTATCTGATGTGATTTATTTATTTCTCTTTGTTTACCTATCATAGGTATTACTGCACTAACAGCATAAGGTGTATTAGTATGTTGATAAGGTATTGGAACAATCGGATAATCTTCTATAGGTAATATTTGTTCATATAAAAACATATCACCAGCAGAAGCAGTTACTTTAATTTGTGTTTTAAAAAATGGTACATTTTCTACTACTTGCTCTCTAAAAGATGGGTCTTTAGTTAAATTTTCAAATTGAACTTTTGACATAACAATTTGTTTTGTTCTTGTTTGAGACCTAATTAATTGTGCTTCCATTAATGCTCGTTGTTCTTCTATTCTTGATTGCATTTGTTCGAATAATTTTTGAGATTCAATTTCAGCACGTTCTTCTAGCATTTCTCCTTTTTCTACCAACATTTGCAATTCTTGTTCTTTTTCTTTCAGAACTACTTCCATTTCTTCTTGCATATCTAAAATATCTTTTTCTGTAGCTTCTTTAATTTGAGCAAGTTCTCGTTCTGTAGGAGGTTTTCTTAACCAAACATTTACATGAGGTATTTTTTCTTTAGTATATACTTCATAAAAATCAAGTATATCATCTCTTTCTCCCTCTAATGTATAAGCTTCATGCTCTAAATCACCTGGTTGAATACTATCTGATTCGTGTACATCTCTATTAGAATATTGTTTTGTTTGTGTCATACCTGATGCACGAACAATTTTTCGTTTCATATCAGGAAACATTTGTATTAATGATGTTTTAGAAATGTTTTTTTGTACTATAAGATAGTTTGCATCTCTAAATAAAAAGTCTCTACTCATAGGGTCTACATATACATCATAAGGGTCTATTGATTTATAAACTACTTCACCCATACCATTATCAGCATCTGGGTCTATTTCTACTTTAAAAAACCCTAAACCTTTAACAAGTGAGTCTTGTATTACTTCTGAAAATAAACTTTTACCACTAGATAAATGCCATGAATGTTCTGCAATCATACTATGAATATGTGCTATATCAGCGTCGCTACCTTCTACACCAATTGCCTGCCATCTAGGATTGTTAGCAGTAATAAAAAATTTCATAATATCAATCGCTGGTGTTATACGATTAATGATAAAGTCTGGCATACCACCTTCTCTTAAGTCTTCTTTTTCTTCAGCTGATAATTGGTCATTTAAATAGAAATCCATTCCTTTTTGAGAATCGCTGAACCATTTTTTTCTATAATAATTATTAGCTTTATTGAACAACTCTCTATTTGTTTCTGCTTTGCTTTTACGTGCCATATTAATCCCTTATTTCAAAATGTGGTAAATCATCAAAATTATTATCTTTTAATTCTGTGTCTCTATCCCAATCTCCACCCCAACGAATATTTAATCCCATAGATGCTGCAGTACCCATAACAAAACCTGCAAAATAAGTAAAACGTTCTCTATCTTCCCAATCAATAGGGTATGGAGCTGCATCTACAGCTAATGAAGGATATTGGTTATGTCTACCTTTTGGATATTTTAGTTTACTAAAACCTTTCTTAAACAATTCATTTTGTTCTTTTTCTCCACGATGTCCTTGTAGTATTGAACAATCAAAATCTTCAACTACTTTTTCAAATAGTTCTATTAATCTTGGGTCGCAAGTGTTCAATCTTTCTTGTGATTTTCTACCAAATTTAGGCATTATTGTCTCTTTAAAAATTCAAATATATCTGAATCTCTTAATATTTCACTATTAGTTTTAGCATCAGGAAAAGCACGACCATACTCTTCGTCAGTTAAAGACATAGGATTTTTCAAAGCTTTATCAAATAAATTAGCATCACCATCTATTAATAAATGAAAAGGTTTTTCAGCCATATTTACTAAATCAGGATTATTATATATTAACATTTTTTCTTCTGGTATATTATTTTGTACATATAGAGCATACTCTCTTTCTGCTCTTTTTGTTTTTTTACCATACATACCATCTACATCTACGCTAAATCCTACTTCGTTTAATCTTCTTTGTAAATCTTCTACTTCCTCTTTACTATCATATGGACCAAATTGTGTATTCATATTCATTTTATCTTGCATTGTTTTCTCCTAAGCTACTATCCAGCTTTTTGCTTTACGTTTTGGTTTATACCATTTTGGTTTTTCTGTACCATTGTTTGCATAATTAGGCGGAAATGCGTGTAAATTTGCATAATAAAGTGCTTCAATTGTATCATCATGCGCCATTCTTGGTCCGAAAGTTACTATTTCGTTTACCAAATCAAACATATTTTCCCTTAAATATAAGGAACCTACAGAAAAAATACCAGATAAACCTGAATATATTCTGTTTCTTTTTTGTTGTCCACCTGGTTTTTCAGGTATTACAGCTATATCATAACGATTAATTCTTCTTCTTTCATCGTTTAATGCTTGTAGAATACTACGATTCATAGCAACATCTTCTACTGTAGCTTGTTTGCAATTATATTTTTTGTATGCTTCAATAATATAATCCACTACACCTTTTTTATCTATAATGTTTCCATCAACATCTTTTGCTCCTAATGTAGGAATACTACGATGTCTTTCATATTCTAATACATAACGATTATTATTTGCATCAACTGCTATTACCATAATTACACTAAAGTCTGCATTTTTTGTATTAATATCTGTTGCTGGGTCACATCCAATAAATGTATTTACAGGAGTTTTTGCACCATCTATATTTATGTATCCTTGTTTTTCTCCATCATCAAACTCATAATATCCTTCCCAATATTTAATATGTTTTCTACCCCAAACTGAATCTTCTTCAGATTGTACTTCCATCATATATTCTTGGAAAAACTTACTAGGTGTTCCACTATCTTGATAAAACTTTTTCTTTTCTTCTAGTTTAGATAAAGGAAACCAACTATCCCATAATGATGTTCCATCTGGTTGAATCGCTTTATAAGTAATTACTCTCCACGCAAAATCATCTTTGCTTTTTTTACTACGTTCATAATTAATGATGAGGTTATTGATAAAGCTATCATAGTGCACAGGAGTGCCATTGACCCGAAGACGACCAGTATGAGGCTCAATAGCAGGATAAACAACAGCAGTAACGAGATTGCTATTCTTAGCCCGTGCTTCAGCTGTAATAGTATTTGCTTCGTGTTCAAAGTCGTCAAGAATGATGAGGTCGTATCTTTTGTGTAATTTAGCACCCCCTCTAATACCCGCAACATTCGATTTACTAATAAGTTTACATCCATTGGCTAACTCCACATCTTCTTCTGTCCATTTTTTTCCCTTCAAACTACCAAAGTAGTATTTTATTTTTTCATTGTATTCAAAGTGGTACTTAATATAATCCATATTACCAGTACTTAATTTTTGCGTTGCTGATACCCAAGCATAAAACAACATATCATCTTTTGGACAAAAACAAAAATCTTTAATAATAGAACATTTAGTTAACACAGTTTTTCCGTGTCCTCTAGGTAAAATAACAGCTAATTGTTTTACACTATTATCATCAATAGCATCAGCCATTTCGTAATGGAATGGAGGTGTTTCACTCCTCATGAAATCATCAGGAAGAAAAAGTTTACCAAAAGCTATTAAGTCTTTACTTGCTAGTTTTAGTGCTTTTTCTGCTTTGCTTACGTTGTTTTTGTTTATGTTCATCTTCCATAAACTTTTTGAATTTATCTTTGTCTTTTTTCATAATGATATATTTATCTAAAATATTATCTATCATTACAATATGTTGTTGAAGTTGCATCAGATGTAGTTCAATACCTTTTATAGCACGAACCATATCACCTTTAGTTACCCCTTTTCTTTGTATCGGCATAATTTCCTACCACTTTACTTTGTTAGCCCAATATGCAGCTGACATTTTTCCTTTGGCTATATTTTTTCTATGTCTAGCTTTAAAACTTTTACGTTTCATTCTAGTTCTTCTTGATTCTCCTGCTTTTGGTTTACCAGCAGTTTTAGCTCCTTGTTGTCCAAAACGTATTGTTTTGATTTTATCTCCAACTTTTGCTACTACAATATGAGATTTTTTAGGATGATTAGGAGTGCGTTTAGGTTTATTATAACCTGATACACCAGCTCTTGTTAATCTAGAATCTTTTTTCTTAGCCATTATCCTTGTCCTCTATAACGTTTTTTATAATATTTTTTACTAGCTTTCGTTCCGTACTTTGTTCTTGTACTTTGTCCTTGTCTAGTTTTTTTCTTACCATTCGTATGTCTTTTTACTTGTGGTTTTAGTCCTCTCATTTCTTTTTCTTACGCTTTACAAATGTTGAAACATTCGTTGGCTTTCCCCCTACTCCTTGTTTTCTAGCTCTTTTTCTTTTAACCGCACTACGTTTTTGAGCAGCAGTCATAGATTTAGCTTTAGATTTTGGTACACATTTTGGGTATCCTCGTTTACTTTTACTTGCAGATTTACGCCCACACTTTTGGTATTTACCTTTTTTCTTAGGAGCACCAATGTCTACCCATTCTTCAGCAAACCACTTTTTTAAACCAGTGTTTGCCATTATTTGCCTTTTCTATACCCGCCACCACGTTTTTTATACTCTCTTACTAGCCAAGCATTAGCATAAGCAGAAGGATAAACCTTAAATTTTCTTTTTGCTGCTGCTTTAACTCTAGCATATAACGCTTTATTTGTAGGTATATTTTTAGCCATTATTTTTTCCTTTTCTTTTTTAATATTGCTTGTTGCAATTTTTTAGGTAATTTTTTTTGACTAGCAGTTAATTTTTTACCCATTTTCTTTTTTTTCATTTTATGTTTTGGCATTATTTTTTTCTCCAAAAAGTTTTAGCTTTTATTTTTGATTTTTTACTTAACTCTCCATAATGAAAAAGTTTCACACTACTT